TAAACTGAAAGCAGAACTCTTCGAGTACAGCGACGAAGGTGGAGAGTTCTTCGCAGGAGACGACGAACTAATAGATACAGGTTATACTGTACAATACTACTACCTTGTAACGCCAGGTGAGTCAGCTGCTGCGACTCCATTGTTAGATGGAGATGTAGTATCACAAGCTATAGTTACTACAAATGGTAGTAAGTATAACTTTACTCCGACTGTTACTGTTACAGGTGATGGTACAGGAGCAACAGCACATGCTGAAATGATCGTTGTAAATGTGGGTGGATCTATTCCAATAACCCCAGCTGTCTTAGATCCTACCGTTAAAGACGGTAAGATGGTTGGTCTAGAAATAATATCGGGAGGTAGTGGTTATGATGTATCTAGATCTAGTATTGATTTTACTGATCCTAGCAGCACAGGCACCAAACCTGTGGTCATTCCGACTTTTAACTCGTCTGGTTCTCTCACTAAAGTCGAGATTACCAATGAGGGGTCAGGGTATGATTCAGTCGAAAGGATAGTCATAGACAGTGGTGGTAGTGGATATACTACTGCTGCCTTTGATATACAATCAGTGCCAAGTGGACTGTCTGGAAGTTTCCAAGATGGAGAAACAGTTACAGGTGGAATTACTGGTGGTACAGCAATGGTTGCTGACTGGGATAAATCTGAGGGATGGTTAAAACTTAAATCACCAACAGATGACTTCCTGATCGGTGAACTATTGGTAGGTAATACCAGTGGTGCGTCAATAACGATACATAGTTATGACGCAATGAAGACTACAGATACTAAATACTCTGAGTCTACGACGTTTGAAACACTTGCTGATGATATCATTGACTTCAGTGAAGGTAACCCATTTGGTATAGGAACATAACATGTTAGGTGAATACACATATAATAAAGTCATCCGTAAATGCGTTATTGGATTTGGAACTTTATTCAACAATATAGAAGTTAGGAAAGAAACAGGTGGTACAACCTATCAGAAGATGAAGGTACCTCTTGCTTACGGTCCTAAGCAAAAGTTTTTAGCAAGACTAGAGGCACAACCAGAATTAAACAAGAAGGTTGCTATCACTCTACCTAGATTATCATTTGAACTGTCTGGTATATCATATGACAGTAGCAGAAAGTTAAGTCCTATCACGACTGACTATAAGAAAGATGGTAAGAATGTAAGAAAGATATACACACCCGTACCATATAATCTAGACTTCAGTTTGTCTATACTATCAAAGACAAATGATGAAGCATTGGAAATTATAGAACAAATCGTTCCTATATTCCAACCATCATATAATATTACTATCAAAATATTAGATGATGTCAATGAGTACCGTGATATACCAATCGTTCTGAATAGTATATCCTACTCAGATGAGTATGAAGGTAACTTTGATCAACGTAAATTAACTACGATTGACTGTACATTTACTGTCAAAGCATACATCTTCGGACCTACAACTACACAGAAACCAATCAAGAAAGCAAAGGTTCATTACGATACTGGTACCCCAGCTGTACCAAATCGTCGTGTATCATATCAGGTAGAACCTACTGCTTTACGTGATAAGGACAGTGATGGAGCAGGATTGACTATCACAGCACAGGTCAACAGTAAGGTAGCAACACTACCAGTTGTAGACTCAACTGTTCTCAGTATAGGTGACTACATTGAGATCAACAACGAGGTCATGAGAGTCAAGAGTAAACCAGATGGCACATCTATTACTGTGGCACGTGGTCAAAATGCTACAACTCAATCTTCTCATGCGAGTGGTTCAGTTATAGATATTATTACAACCGCTGACACAGAACTACTCGATAGTGATGATGACTTCGGATTCAACGAGATGACATCTTTCTATGGATAACAATTTCGGTGGTTTAGAAAAGGCGTTTGATACCGCAGAACCTAAACCCAAAAAAGCAACCCCTATCAAATCTACTGATGATCAGATCAATGATGATCATGAGTATGCTAGAGCAAATCTATACTCTTTGATAGAGAAAGGTCAGGAAGCAGTCGATGGTGCTTTAGATGTAGCACAAGGCAGTGACCACCCTAGAGCATATGAGGTAGCAGGACAGTTAATCAAACACGTCGGTGACGTTGCTGATAAACTTATGGCACTTCAGAAAACAACCAAAGAAGTAAAGGAAGAGAAAAAGAAAGGACCTTCCACAGTCAATAACGCTTTATTTGTAGGCAGTACCGCTGAACTACAGAAGATGTTAAAGAATGCTTCCAAGGATAAATAAGTAAGAACCAACTATTATTAAAATGTCAGTATTAAAAGTAGTGCAGGATGGACCTACGGTGACCGTCGGTAGTGCTGCCAACACACAAAGTACAGCACTATCTGTTAAGACAGGTATCTATCGCTTCGCTGCTGAAGTCGCAAAGGGCGGTGCTGCCATACAGTTAGGTGGAGCTGCCAATGCCACTAACTCAAGTTTGTATGTAGAGAAAGGCGAATCAGTTATTGTTAAAGGTGACAGCCCAGTGCGTATGGGTATCACAGGTGCTACTGCTGCTAACCCAGTAGTATTCACAATCGAAAGATCAGGTGGAAATCATAATCAGATCAAGGTAGGAGACTACGTTACAGTTACAGGTTCATCTACAGCAGCATATAACTTATCTCATGTTGAGGTAACTGCTGCTACACCTACCACATTTACAATCGGTGGTACAGATGGATCTGGTTTCGCTGCGTTCTCAGGAACTGCAGAAGTGCGAAACTCTATGAAGTATGCTATAATGCCTAAGACTGCTAGTGGAGCAACCGTCCACTGTACTGAGGTTCAAGTAGTCGTATCCTAATGATTACAGAAGCTGCGAGACTGAATGAGTATGGTAAGTACTATTACGTCGAGTTGGTTTGGCGTGGTAGACCCTATCGTGTACAAATATTCTTTCCGAAGCTTAACAAACCTCAACGTCAGGATATCCAGAAACAGGCTGGCAAAATATATCCTGGTGCTAGAATAATATCATATGTAGAAGCAAGTCGTTCTAACGACCTACCTATGCTATTCGCTATTGATTATTTCTAATGCAGTTCAGAGAAAACGACATACTAGAATTACTAGACATGTGTCGTACAACAGATAAATGTAGTGTGAAACTTATACGTAAGTTAGAAGACTACCTAGAACAATATTCTTGTGATGAGCAAAGTTTGGCACGAACATATCCCCCCTACCCTTTTTAACAAGTTAAAAGATTCTTGTATAGAAAGAAGAAAGGACGAGGACTGGAATTATAATGACAAATTAGTTGGTGCTTTGAATCAACAGTCATCTCTCGTTCCTATTGAAGGGTTGGAAGATTATCTAGTCCATACTTCACAGAATATCTGGCACACATTCTTTCAGACATGCCCATACTCAGGAGAGTTTGATCCAAAGTATCTGGAACTCCGCGAACTATGGGTAAACTATCAAAAACCTGGTCAATATAATCCTTACCACTGCCATCACGGTGTGGTAAGTTTTGTCATTTTTGTAGACATACCATACGGTGTGGAAGAACGGAAAGACTTTGCTAGTGATGGTGGATTCCAACTGGAAGATAGACTTATCAATGTAGATAGATCATGGAACGGACAGGTGCTGATGTTCCCTGCGTCAACTAATCACGCAGTGTATCCGTATCACTCCACAGACAAGGAAAGAATTACCGTAGCGGGAAATTTATTCTGGAAAGTGTGCTAAATATATTAGCACCAGTTACTGCCATGTCTGAAGTACCAGAGGATCGTCTCACTGCCCAGTTGGACTTTGAGAAAGATATGAGGGAGAACCCTGAGTTCTATCAAGATTATCTTACAGCACACCATAAGGATTACCCAGAAACCCCGCACTGGGATTATATAATTGACAAGTGGGTAGCATATGATCATGGAGTTACCATGTTCTTTGACCACGAGTCAGAAGCACGTGATTGGTATACGCTAAATACCCATAGTACAAGTAGTTAAACAGTTATAATGTCACTGACGATTCGTAGATTACCTGAACAGGATAACAATCTGCTCAGACCCCCATCAAGCATATCACCCGCACAGAATGGTGACGTAGTATTAGAAGCAACTTCTAATAGCGTTCTGACCATGAAGTTGAAGGGTACTGATGGTGTCGTCAGAAACTTTGACGTTGGTGGTGGTGGATCAACGATTGGTACAGAATATGATATTCGTGCTATCGCATCATCTTCTCCTGATGTTATATTCAGACTGACATCTTCTTACTCTGTGTTAGATGATATTACCTTTAAAGGTAACTCACAGCAGATTATTATTAGTAGAATAGACGACGATAATATACAATTTGCTTTCCCTAACGATGTCACTATGCCTAATGACTTGACAGTCACAGGTGATTTGACAGTTAATGGAACTACAACTACAGTAAACTCTACCACTGTTCAAGTCGATGATAAGAACTTAGAACTTGGTACAGTTGCATCACCTACAGATGCTACGGCTGATGGTGGTGGTATAATCTTAAAAGGAGCAGCAGACTACAGCATGCTCTGGTCAAATACCAATGATGCTTGGACATTCAACCAACATGTATATCCAAGTGCTGATAGTTCATTTGACTTAGGTAGCAACCTCATACGTTGGCAGACCATATATGGTGACGCTGCTAACATCACATCTATAACAGGAGCACTTACTGGTAATGCTGACACTGCGAGTACTTTACAGACTGCTAGAAACATTTCGGGCGTTTCGTTCGATGGTGGCAGCGATATCGACTTGGTTACAGACAATGTTCAAGAGTCGGGAACCCCAACGAATCTGTACTTCACAGACGCTAGAGCGAGATCTGCGGTTTCTGTCACGGACTCTGGAGGTGATGGTTCCCTCGGTTACAACTCAGGCACAGGTGTTATTACCTATACTGGTCCTAGCTCCTCAGAAGTTAGAGCACATTTTTCGGGAGGGACGGGAGTTACAATCACGTCTGGATCAGTTGCCATAGGACAGGCAGTCGGTACAACTGACGATGTAGAATTTAATCAAGTAACAGCAGCAGTTGTAGGTAACGCAACTACAGCAACAACTTTACAGACAGCAAGAAATATAAACGGTGTATCCTTCAATGGATCTGCCGACATCACATTGGATCTAGATGATATCGCAGAAGCATCATCTACACCAACAAACTTATTCTTCACTAACGAAAGAGTAGATGACAGAGTAGCAACTCTGTTAGTAGGTGGTACTGGTGTAAACAAATCATATGATGACGCTGCTGACACACTCACATTATCTGTAGATTTTTCTGAGTTTGATACAGACAATGTAGTAGAAGGATCAACAAATTTATTCTTTACCAACGATAGAGCAAGAGCTGCTGTATCTGTAACAGACGCAGGAGGAGATGGTAGTCTAGCTTTTGATGGTGCGACAGGTATATTCACATACACAGGTCCTAGTGCTGCTGAAGTA